GTTGTAGATTTAGAGAAAAGAAAATATTATGTACAAAGTTATGAATTCACATTACTTGGTTTTTTAATTGATGAGGATGAGTTTGAGGTTTCTCCCGCGGTTTCTAGAATTTTACAAGTTATTGAGCTTGAATCACAGGGAACAAGAAAACGACAAAAAAAACTTTTAACTTCCGAAAGTGCAACTTTAGATGTTTTATTTGTTGTTGGAAATAATATTATTACACAAATTTTTGATTATACAGTTGACCTAAATTTGGTCGAAACCAACAATGTTGAATCATTTGAAGTGTTCATTAATAACGACTATTACGGTATGGATATCGAACAAATTCAGTTAAATACTAACGACACTCTCAGATTAATTGTCACTAAAAATGACATAGATAAAGACAGTATAATTAAGTTTAGTGATATATTAGTTTAATTCTCACCGTATATATCGGGTTTTTCTTTACATTTCTCAAAAATAAGTCTTTCTAAGAAACGATACATCTTTATCCCTCTTTTTTCGCAATAGGTCTTTAAGACATCGTGAGACTCAACTGATATCTTTAAATTCTTTATTTTTTTTTTGTTGTTATCCATGGTAGAAAAAAGGCAGAATTTATTCTCCCTAATAATAAATACTTGCAGGAAAGTAAAGTATTTTGGTTTTTTTCAGAATATTTATCTATAAAATAAATTAATTAAGAAAACACAAGACTAATGGCAACAAACAGTAAAGTATTCGTATCACCTGGGGTGTATACTTCTGAAGTCGATTTGAGTTTCGTAGCACAGAGTGTAGGGGTTACTACACTAGGTATTGTAGGGGAGACAATAAAAGGTCCAGCCTTCGAACCTATTTTTATTACAAACTTCGACGAATTCTCAACTTACTTTGGAGGAACGTCTCCAGAAAAATTCATAAATACGCAAATACCTAAATATGAAGCGTCGTATATCGCTAAATCTTATTTACAACAATCTAACCAGTTGTTTGTAACAAGAGTATTGGGATTATCAGGGTATGATGCGGGTCCATCATGGACAATAACAACTAAAGCAAACGTAGACCCATCTACAGTAGATTTCTATTGTGAAAGTGCAACTACAGTTAATTGTATCGACACATGTGTTGATTACCAAACAATTGACTTTGCAATCGATTTCTCAGGTTGTAATAACAGTTTCGGTTCAATATCATTTGTTGACCCAACACAAATTCCCGCGGAAATTGCTACGAAATTAGATATTCCATATGAATTGTTTGATGGTAGTTTATCTACGGTTAGAACAAATATGACCAATCAAATTTTTGATATATTAAACACACCATCTTTAGAAAATACATCAATTTATTATTATGGTGCGATTTCAGGAGAAACTTATGACGCGTTTAGTCCTATCTTTACCGCTGAAACAAACGTATTTGGAGTTAATAGTGTTGATGCAAGCGTAATTGATTATGCTGCACCACAAAATGACCCTTGGTATTATGGTTTATTTGATAACGTTGGTAACGCCGCTTATAGTGGTTATTCATTTTGGTCTATTGTTACAGGATTAACTTTAACACCACCTGTTACTACTACAACAACAACGGTACCAGGAACTACAACAACGACAACAACAAACCCTTGTGTTACACCAACACCAACCGCAACAACAACAACAACAACATTTGCACCTGTTAATTGTTACACAGGTACTTTAATTGGTAGAATTTATGTATACTCAGGAACTGCGTTTACAGATTACGATGACTTAGTAGTCGCAACACTTCGTTCAAGAGGTTTAGCAACATACTCAACAGATAATGGTCCCGTTTATGAGGTTAGTGGTTTAACAGATGTTACTATGAACTGTTCAGGTTCATATTCAGGGGTTACTAAAAATCCATACGCAACTTTTGGTATTAACATTACAAGTAAAGATGGGGACACCTATTTCTTTGAAACATCTCTCCAAAATTCTGACCCTAAGTACTTACCAAAAGTATTTGGTTCATCTAACTTCGCAAAACCAAGAACTGTGGTTCCTTTATTTGTGGAGGAAAGATTCCAAGCTTTATTAAACTACGGATGGAGAAAAGGGTTTATTAGAGGTTTAAGTTGTGACTTAACCGCATTACCTGACGCAAGACAAGGTAGTGACCCTACATCAATCGCTTGGTATTTAGAACAATATCAATCACCAACATCACCATGGATTGTATCTGAATTAAGAGGTAACAAGGTTTACAACTTATTCAAATTTACAACAATTGCTGATGGTGAGGCGGCAAACACCGAAGTTAAAATCTCAATCGCAAACATTTCGTTTAATAATGGAACGTTTGACGTATTAGTTAGAGATTTCTTTGACTCAGACGCAAATCCAGTTGTTATTGAAAAATTCACTAACTGTAATATGGACCCTAATGATAACGCATTTATTGCGAAAAAAATTGGTACAACCGATGGTGAGTATGAGTTGAATTCTAAATATATTATGATTGAACTTAATGAAGACGCACCAATAGACGCATTACCTTGTGGATTCTTAGGATTCAATTTTAGAGAGTACGCGGGGGTTAGACCTCCATTCCCAATTATTAAACAAAAATACGATTACCCAGGTGAGGTAGTATATAACCCACCATTTGGTTTATCTTCAGGAGCTGACGATATTACAAGAAGTAACGGTGATAATGTACGTAGAACTTATTTAGGTATTTCTGATACTGTAGGTATTGACGTTGATTACTACTCTTACAAAGGTAAACAACTTCCTTTAGATATCTGTACAGATTCTACGGGTGAAGAATGGAACTTTAGAAGTAGAGGTTTCCACATGGATATTAACGCAAGTGCAATCACTGTACCTAACGCATTCGTTACAAGTGGAACACCAGCGTTCTATTGTGGTGATGCACCATTTACTCAAGACCCTGATTCAGAAGAGAACCCTTACTACAGAATTTACGCTCGTAAGTTCTCATTATTAGTACAAGGAGGATTTGACGGATGGGACATTTATAGAGAATCAAGAACTAATACTGATAGATTTGTATTAGGTAGAAATGGTTACTTAAGAGGTTCGTGTCCATCAATTAAATATCCTACGGCAACAGGTTGGGGAGCGTTTAAACAGATTACTGTTGGGGATACCACACAAGGTTTTGGTAACACCGATTATTACGCTTATTTATTAGGTCAACAAACATTCTCAAATCCTGAGGCAGTTAATATTAACGTATTCGTTACCCCTGGTATTGATTATATTAATCATTCTGACTTGGTTGGTAGTGCAATTGACATGATTGAAAATGATAGAGCTGACTCACTTTATGTTTGTACAACTCCTGACTACAACATGTTTGTTCCAACAACAACCAATATGCAGGATTTAATTTATCCACAAGAAGCAGTAGATAATTTAGAAACTGCGGGTATTGATTCTAACTACACTGCAACTTACTACCCATGGGTATTAACAAGAGATACGGTAAACAACACACAAATCTACTTACCTGCAACTGCTGAGGTTACAAGAAACTTAGCATTAACAGACAATATTGCATTCCCTTGGTTCGCGGCGGCGGGTTACACAAGAGGTATAGTAAACGCTATTAAAGCACGTAAGAAGTTAACACAAGAGGATAGAGACACATTATATCAAGGTCGTCTTAACCCAATCGCAACCTTCTCTGATGTTGGAACCGTAATTTGGGGTAACAAAACTTTACAAATTAGACAATCGGCTCTTGATAGAATTAACGTAAGAAGATTATTACTTCAAGCTCGTAAATTGATTTCTGCGGTATCTGTAAGATTACTGTTTGAACAAAACGACCAAAAAGTAAGACAAGATTTCTTAGATGCGGTTAACCCTATCTTAGACGCAATCAGAAGAGACAGAGGTTTATACGATTTCCGTGTAACAGTTTCTTCAGACGCGGCTGACTTAGACAGAAACCAAATGACGGGTAAAATCTATGTTAAACCTACAAAATCGTTAGAATTTATAGACATCACGTTCTATATCACTCCAACAGGGGCGTCTTTCGAGAATATCTAAAATAAAAAATAAACAAGCCGATGTAATGTCGGCTTGTTTTTAGCCAAATAATAACAATGATAAATAAAAAAATGATTATAGAAGGTATTGATGAAGCAGGAACACCTGACATGAAATACTATTCATTCGATTGGGACGACAACATAATGACAATGCCAACTAAGATTATCTTAAAAGATGAAGAAGGTAATGATGTTGGTATGTCAACTGAGGATTTTGCGGAATATAGAACCGACATAGGTAAAGAACCTTTTGAATATGAAGGACATACTATTGTAGGTTTTAGTGATGAACCATTTAAATTTTTTGGTGTTGCGGGTGACAAACAATTTATTGTTGACTCTATGTTAGCAAAACCAAGTGCGGCTTGGCCTGACTTTGTAGAAGCATTAAATAATGGGTCGATTTTTTCTATCGTTACCGCTAGAGGTCATACCCCTTCGGTAATTAAAGAGGCGGTGTACAATTTAATTGTTTCAAATAAAAACGGGATTAACTCAGATGAGTTAGTTAAAAATTTAGAAAAGTTTCGTCACATTGCTGATGAGGGTCAATTAAGTAAACGTGAAATTATACGTCAATATTTAGACCTTTGTAGATTTTATCCTGTAAGTTATGGGGAAGGTTCGGCAACAAATCCCGAGGAAGGTAAAATTAAAGCCTTAAAAGAATTTGTTCAATATATTAAAGAAGTTTCAACTCAAATTAAGAAGAAAGCGTATTTAAAGAATAAAATAACTAATAATTTCTTACCTACAATTGGTTTTTCAGATGATGATTTAAGAAATGTAGAAAAAGTTAAAAGTCATTTTGAAAAAGAACCAGATAATATAATTAAGACTTATTCTACTGCAGGAGGAATTAAAAAAGAATATTAATAAATAAAACTAGATACTTATATGCTAAGAATAATTTTTTAAATCTTGAAAGTAAAGAGAAAAAATTTATTTGGAGATATTTATAAAAAACAAAATAAACACAAAATAACAAAAAAGAAAGAAAATGGCTGATTTATTGATGAAAATGCCGATACCTTATGAACCTAAAAGACAAAACAGGTTCATTCTTCGTTTCCCAACAACATTGGGTATTAACGAATGGTTCGTTGAATCTACGGCAAGACCACATATAACTATAAACCCTGTTGAGATTCCCTTCCTAAACACTTCAACTTACGTTGCTGGTCGTTTTACTTGGGGAACTATTAACGTTAAATTCCGTGACCCTATTGGTCCGTCCGCATCTCAAGCTCTTATGGAGTGGGTACGTCTATGTGCCGAGTCTGTAACAGGTCGTATGGGTTATGCTGCGGGATACAAAAAGAATGTCGATTTAGAAATGTTAGACCCAACTGGTGTTGTTGTTGAGAAATGGATTTTAGAGGGAACATTCTTATCGGATGTTAACTTCGATTCATTGGCTTATAATACAGATGCTTTAGCGAGTATTACGGCAACATTACGTATGGACCGTTGTATCTTAGTTTACTAAAATTACAATAAAAAATATTTCAGTCAAAATATATTTAAATCCACATGCTTAGGTATGTGGATTTTTTTTGTTTCTATTTAAAAAAAAAGAAATTACTTTATATTTTATTATAAAAGACAAACAATATGGACCAAAGTATCATTGACGCAGGAACGGAGAGTTTTAACTTACCTCACGATATAGTACAACTACCTTCAGGTGGTGTATTTTATAAATCAAAAAAGAAAGCAATAAAAGTCGGTTACTTAACCGCAAATGACGAAAACGCCTTAATGGGTGCGTCACAAATGAGTAGTGATAATATCATTATGACATTATTACGTAGTAAAATCTATGAACATGATTTAAGACCTGAAGAGCTATTGGATGGGGATATTGAGGCGGTACTTATTTTCTTACGTAACACTTCATTTGGTCCTGAATATAAAGTGTCAGTTACAGACTCACAAACAGGAAAACCATTTACACATACAGTTGTGTTAGATGAGTTAAATATTAAGAAAACACAACACCAACCTGATGAAAATGGTTTTTTTACAACAACATTACCAAAATCAGGGGTTAGTGTTAAATTAAAACCATTGAGTTTTGCAGAAACAACTGAAATCAGTAAAATGGCTGAGCAATACCCCGCAGGTAGAACCGCACCAACTATTACTTGGAGATTAGCAAAACAAATTGTTGAAATTAATGGAAACGATTCCAAAGAACAGATTGCAAATTTCATTAACACAATGCCAATTATGGATTCCAAATATATCCGTAATTTCATTAGAGAAAATCAACCTTCATTAGATTTAACAAAAACAGTAAAAGCCCCTTCAGGAGACTTGGTAACTTTCGAGATTACCTTTGGGGTGGAGTTTTTTCGGCCTTTCTTCTAATCACAAACAACTTTTAATCGAAGAGTATTATTTTTTGGCGAGATTTATTAGGTTATCTTACACCGAATTTCACATCATGCCAACTTATATGAGAAAGTACCTCATCGACAGAATTATTGAGGACAATACGCCAAAAACATAATAGTAAAATTGTTTTTGGTGTATTTATACATATATAATACTTAACCTATGGCAGAAACTACTAACGAACCTGGTGGAGACTTTTTAAGTAAAGTCCAAGGAGCACTCGAACAAAGTGTTGGAAAAATTACCGATGCTTTGGCAACTAATTTACGTGCGGGAGATATCGCTAAGGTAATTCAAGAAATTGACGATAAAGCGACAACAATTGTAAAATCTTTTGGACAAGGTCGTGAAAACATTGTTAACTTAAAGGCCGCTATGGCAGACGCCGCCTCTGAAGTAGAGAGAATGGGGGGTAGTTTTGACGACATTGTTAGTATTCAAAAAGATGTTGCAGAATCATTAGGTCGAAATTTAATACTAACCTCAAGTTCCTATAAAGATATATACGCCACTTCAGAAGTAACGGGTCAAAACGCAAAAGAACTTGTTACTAATTTTAAGGATGCTGGTATGTCAGTTTACCAAGTTACTGGTGAAATGAGTAAAGTTGTTAACATTGCAAGAGAATCGGGGGTTAATGCTCAAGCGGTTAGTAAAGAAGTCCTTTCAAACATGACCGCATTAAATCAATTTAATTTTGCGGGTGGTGTCTCAGGATTAGCCAAGATGGCGGCTCAAGCCTCATTACTAAGAGTTGATATGAATAGTACTCTTAAATTAGCTGATGAATTATTTAGTCCTGATAAGGCGATTGAATTGGCGGCATCAATGCAAAGATTAGGTGTTGCGAATTCAGAACTATTAGACCCATTACGTTTAATGGATATGGCTCAAAATGACCCCGCAGAACTCCAAAACCAAATCTCAAAAATGAGTGAACAATTTGTTCAATTAGGTGAAGATGGTAAGTTTGAGATTATGCCAGGGGCTAAGAGACAGTTAATGGAGGTTGAGAAAGCCATGGGTATGAGTAGGGGGGAATTATCTAAAATGGCGTTGTCAAGTGCTGAGGTTGCCGATAAGATGCAGAAAATTAAATTTCCATCAAGTTTTACTGAAGAAGAAAAAGGATTAATTGCTGGTATGGCAGAAATGGGGGCTGGAGGTGAATATAAAATCCAATTAGGAGGAAAAGAGTTGGGTATTACTGAAGCGATTTCGGAATTACAAAAAGACCCTGACCAAATGAAAGCTCTTAAAGAAATGGCTCAACCTAAAAGTATGGAAGA